GAAACTACAATTTCACCGAGCGGGGAATCGTAGATGAATCTGACCCTAACCAATAGAGGTTCTCATAATGGCTGAAATGCTCCTGATCAACCCGCGCACACGGCGCAAGGCTCGCAAGGCCAATCCCGCACGCCGTCGTCGGCGTTCTAACCCCCTGGCGCTCGCACGCGTAGTGCATCGTCGGCGTCGTCGTCACAACCCAATCGCAGCTGTTGCACGTCGTCGCCGTCGGCACAACCCGATTGGCATGATGAAGCGGCGCGTGATGCGTCGTCGTAATCCCGCAATGCTTGGCGGCTACATGGGCGCAATCCGTGAAGCTCTCATGGACGGTTTTGGCGCAGTGGCAATCGACTACGCATACCACATGATTGCCAAGGCAATCCCAGGCACTGCTGGCTCGATGCTCACGCCTAACCCAACCAGCGTTGGCGCAGCCGATGCAGTGAAGGCGGTTCTGACTGTCGTGCTCGGCAACGCTTTGAACGGCGTTACCCGTGGTTTCAGTCGCAAGGCCGCTAAGGCTTCGCTGACTGTTCAGTCTTACCAGATCATGAAGAAGGTTCTGCCTTCGACGATCTCGAGCAACTTGAGCGGCCTGGGCTACATGACTCCTGCAGTCGTCACGTCTGGCTATGGCACGCGTATCGGACCGATTCGCGGTCAGATGGGCGCTTACCTAGCTCCTGGCGCAACACCGCTCTTGTCGGCTTACACCGCGTCTGGTTCGGCTTCGCCACTCCTGTCCGGTTCGTCGGCCCGGATGCGCGAAGGCACTTCCGCATACCGTTAAATGTCACGCCCTGGTCGAAAGGCCAGGGCAATCAAACTACCCTAAATAGGATATGACCATGCAATCAATGCCTACCGCAGCGGATTTTAATTCCCGCCGTGTCACAAACCCAGGCCAGTCGGAAATCATCCGTCAGCGGCTATACGATTACCAGCTCTACGCATACGCTGGAACGACTCAGCTGTCGTTCTTCCAGCAGGCAGTCGGCTCTGGCCTGACCTCAGCAGTCGGTTCGACTGTTGGCGCAGTCAAGACCCTGTGGGATACCAACATGACCCTCCCAGGTTCCCTGGCGTCTGGCTCGGCCTACATGGTCGAGTCGATCGAGGTCGTGTTTTTCCCAGGCTCGGTGCAAACCGCAAACACCTACACCCCAATCGGGTTCTCGGTGTTCAACGCAACCGCATCGGCAGCTGTTAACGCAGCCCTGAACGACACCAACACGTTCTACCAGTCGGGCCTGTTGGAATTCAACATCCTGTCGAAAAACTACCTGCGCGAGACTCCGCTGCTGGCGTTCCCCCCGAAAGCAAACTTTAACCTGGACGTCGCTGTCGCTTCTAACAGTGCAACCACGGCTGAAGTCGCGCTCGGTCAGGCTCGCGCGGCTGGTCGTCCGTACTACATCGACCCCGCGATCTCGATCCAGCCTGCGGTCAACTTTGAAGTCGTGTTGAAGTTTCCCGCCGCTGTTGCATTGGCATTCAATGCACGAATTGGCGTGATCCTTGACGGTTACTTCATGCGCGCTTCGCAGTAATCCTGCGTTCTCGATGCCCTGGGCTCAAAAGGCCCAGGGCGCTCTACACTTCGAGGTTTACATGAACGGTCAATCGACTTACTCGATAGCAGATATTGAGAGCTTCGCATCGAAGTTCTATCAAGGCAGGCCGCTGCTACTGACGCCATACGCTTACGTTCTGACGTTTAGCTCGCTGGCTGCTGCCGCGTCCGCAACGCAGACTCTGAACATCACGGCCAACGCAGACTTCATTTTTACGATGATGCACCATCGTGCAAGCGTGAACGGCGCAGCGCAGACGGTTAGCACCAAGACGGCTCCGCTGGTTCGTATCCTAATCACCGATTCGGGTACAAACGAGCAATTCACCAACGCAGCGGTCGATCTCGAAAACTATTCGACCAACGGAAACATCGTCAACGACCTACCATATCCTCGGATTGTGTCTGGGCGTTCGACGCTGACTGTTCAGCTGACTAGCTACGAGGCGAGCAACACGCTCAATATCGATCTGAGTTTTGAAGGCGTGCTAGTTCGCGCGTTTACAGGCTGATCAAAATGAGTGACCTGGGACGTCCTGTTCAATGGCTCAGCGACCGTGAGGCCTGGGCTAGTCCGCAGTTTATCCCGCCAACTCCGCACAATCTGAGTCAGGTTCCGATTACTCGGAACCTGCCCCTGCCAATTGCGGACGCACCGAAAGAATTCAAACTAGCGTCGCCCACACAGAGAGCTTCCACAAGCCCAGTCACAACTGGCCTGGTGCAAGATGTCAGGGATACGTTTAAGTACGCATCGATCACGACCGTATCGCTCACGATTGGAACAACTTCGCTCAAATTCCTTGACGCTCCGATTGGTAAGCGCAATTTTCTGGGCTTTAGAAACCCGTCGACAACGGCTAATATTTATGTCGACTTCAACAGCCAGGCCAGCACCAACAGCTGGCTAAAGCTAGGCCCCGGCGCCCTGGTGCTGTTTGATAACGTCGTCAGCCAGGATGACCTTTACGTCATCAGCGACACGGCATCCACGCCGTTTGCATACGCCTATTCAACGTATCCGGGCTAAACGATGAAGCACGGCCCGGCCCTACTGTTCGCGGGGCTCGCGGCCTATTTGCTTTTGAGGCCACGCGATGCGTCGGCGACTCAAGTCGACACGGCAACCAACGATACTTCCGTCGTGCCATCGGCTGCGTTTACGAACCTGGAAACAAACCCGGTTTACACTTCGCCATCTATCCCGCCAGAGGTTCGAGCCATGAACGACCCACAGGCCAATCTATCGGCGTTCCTCTACATGATTCGCTCGACAGAGCACGTCTACCCCAGAGACGTAGTAAACGATGCGGCCTACTCAATTTTTTACGGCGGATCGAAGTTTCAATCGTTTCGGGATCATCCAGTCATTACTGGCGAGAAAAAAGGCGTACCGCTACCCGATGAAATGTGTCGGGCAGCCGGTCTAAAATCCGGATGCGTGAGCACGGCAGCGGGGGCTTATCAGATGATCAAGCCAACTTGGGTACGGATGAGGAATAGACTGAACCTGCCAGATTTTTCACCACTGAGCCAGGATCTAGCAGCGGTCGGACTGCTCGATGAAATTGGCGCAGTCGACTTGATTTACGCTGGTGACATCGAGGGGGCAATTCACAAGGCGAGCAAAATCTGGGCATCCCTACCAGGCTCGACTGCTCAGCAAAACCCAAAAGCGCTTGCCTACGCACTCAATCGTTTTGATGACGGACTGAAAGCATGAGCTTTACCGTAAATTGGAAAGATGTAATCGGGGCAGTCGCTCCGACTATTGCGACGGCTCTCGGAGGCCCGCTGGCGGGCGCTGCGGTCAAGACCTTATCCAACGTGCTGCTTGGGCATGATAGGGGCTCTGAGAGCGATCTATCGGAAGCCATCGGTATGGCGTCGCCTGAGATGCTCGCCCAGATTAAACAGGCAGAGGCAGATTTTCAGGTTCGGATGCGCGAGCTTGATATTGACGTCGACCGGATTGCAGCTGCTGATCGTGATTCGGCGAGAAGGCGAGAATCGGCAAGCAGTGACTCATGGACGCCCAGGATCATTGGCGGTGCGACGCTCCTGGCGTTTATATGGTCTGTCTGGGCTGTTCTGTCGGGATACGTCCAGGGCATGAGCGACCCGGCAATCGTTGGGATTATAGGCACGCTGATCGGCTACGTTAGTGCGAAGGCTGACCAGGTTGTTAGTTATTATTTCGGCTCGAGTTCGGGCTCAAAAGACAAAACCGCAGCAATGAGCGATGCGCTGTCAAAGGTAGGTCAAAAATGAGTTTTTACATTCTATCTCCGCTGCCAACAACATCCGGCGGCACTGGTACGGTAGTCAAACCGACCGCTGGTCAGGTTCCGATTGGTAACGCTGATGGAACCTATACGCCAGGAACAGTTGGAGGTGGTGGTACGCCTGGCGGGTCAACCACGCAGATTCAATACAACAACGCAGGGGATTTTGGTGGTGCGGTAAATCTTGTTTATGACGGCACAAACGTGCAGGTCAACAATCAGGGCTCGTTAAGATTTTCAAACGCCATAACTAACTATTTGGCGTTCAAAGCGCCATCTGTCATTCCATCTAATGTCACCTGGACACTTCCGAGCACTGACGGGACTGCTAATCAGGTTTTGATTACTAACGGCTCCGGAGTATTGTCCTGGGCGACTCCAACGCTAACACCAACCGCACCAACCAACGTCGCTGTTCCTGTCGTTACTGGAACGGCGACAGTGGGCCAAACGCTATCAAGCACAACCGGGACCTGGAACGGATACCCTACACCGACTTACGCATACCAATGGGTTCGAGGCGCGTCGACCAACATCAGCGGCGCTACATCGTCGACTTATACGCTCGTCGATGCGGATTACAACAACACGGTTAAATGTACCGTAACTGCAACCAACTCGGCGGGTAGCGCGAGTGCTACATCTGCTGCTACTGCGACCGTCGCAGGTACGGTTCCTGGTGCGCCTACGATTGGCACTGCGACGGCAGGAAATGCCCAAGCATCTGTTGCGTTTACCGCCCCTGCTGTCACTGGCGGTCCGGCTATTACGAGCTACACGGCAACATCCAGCCCAGGTGGTATTACCGGATCTGCTGCGTCCTCGCCGATTACTGTGTCTGGTCTAACGAACGGGACGGCGTATACATTTACCGTGACCGCTACTAACAGTATCGGCACAAGTGCAGCTAGCGCGGCGAGTAACAGCGTCACCCCATCGGCTGTTGTTCAAGATGCGTCGTTTTCCTACGTTCCGCTGTTGTTGGAAACAACTAGCACTAACGGGCAGCAGAACAATACTTTTTTAGATTCCAGCACCAACAACTTTACGATTACCCGCAACGGCACGCCAACGCAGGGTTCTGTGACTCCGTATTGGACTGCTGGTCAATGGAGTAATTATTTTTCATCCAGTTATTTGAGTGTTGCGGATAGTGCAAGCCTGAGATTTGGGGCTGCAAATTTCACAATTGAAGCTTTTGTGTTTCGCACGGCATCTGGAGCAACACACACAATTGCTGCCAAAGGTGCTTCGACCCCAACTGGATGGGTATTTCAAATAAGTTCTGCTGACAAGCTGGTGTTTATTGACACTTCAACAAACATAACTGGAACAACAAGTCTCGCGGCAAATACCTGGTATTACGTCGCTGTTGTTCGAGCGGGTACTGGTTCAAATCAAACAACTTTATATGTCAATGGTGCGTCTGACGGGACTGGTACATCAGCGACTACGTTCAACCAAACCGACGCAATGCGAATTGGAACGGATAGAAGTGCTGCAAACGGTTTTGCTGGTTACGTTTCAAATCTGAGATTATCAAACACCAACTTGACAATTTCATCAACTCCGACTAGCCCGCTAACAGCTTTAGGAAGCACAATTTTCTTGTCTTGTGGATACAACCGTTTTGTTGACGGTTCGTCTCTTGCAAGTTCAATTACTGTTGGTTCAGGAACCCCAACCGTCCAAGCATTCCAGCCGTTCTCACCGGCTGCTCCGTACACCACTGCGGCGTATGGTGGGAGCGGATACTTTAATGGCAGTACGGATTATATAGCTGCGCCAAACTCTGCTTTTTCTTTGGGTTCCAATGACTTTACAATCGAAGGTTGGTTTTATCTAACCCAATATAATACTTGTGGATTCTACATAAATGGCGGTTCTGGAACTGCCTTTGCTGCAATTAGATTTGAGTTCGCCAGCTCCACAAGTCAAAACTTATACATTTCGCAAACAGGTTCTTCTTGGGCAAATACAACCACATTTACCAACAATATTTCACCAAACAATTGGGTGCATATTGCAATCACAAGATCCGGGAGTTCTTTTAAATATTATGTTAATGGAGCTTTCGTTTCGCCGACAATTACATTGACTGGCGCTCTATATTCTGGCCCATTAAATTGGATTGGCGCGTTTTCTTTTTCGGGTGCGTCCAGTTATTACGGTGGATATATGTCCAATATTAGGGTTGTAAATGGAACTTGTGTTTACACAGCCAACTTTACTCCACCAACCGCACCAGTAACGGCAATCACAAACACCAGTCTCCTGCTCAACATGACCAACGCAGGAATCTACGACGCCGCTGTCCAGAACAACATGATTACGGTCGGAGATGCTCAGGCGAGTACCACGCAGTCTAAGTGGTCGCCAACAAGCATGAAATACGACGGCACTGGCGACTGGCTTACGGCTATTGATAGTACGCAGCTTCAGCTAGGTACTGGTGACTTTACGATTGAAGGATGGGTTTACCTTTCTGCGGTCAGTGTTGCTTACGGAATTTTGAGCAAAGGTACTGCAACGACTGGTTGGTCCGCAAACGTAACTGTTTTGAACAAACTTCAGTTTAGCTATACGGCGTCTAACTTGACCGGAACAACATCATTGGCAACCGGCACTTGGTATTATTTTGCTATTGTTCGTTCTGGTAGTGCTACAGGAAACCTAAAGTTATATCTAAACGGTTCTCTTGAAGCTACAAGTGGCGGCGCTGTGACGGACAACTTCAATCAAACTAACATTCTATACGTTGGTGCAGATCGAATTGGAAGTAGCGCACTTAACGGATACCTACAAGATATTCGGATAACTAAAGGTGTGGCTCGCACCGTCACTACAACGCCAACCGCAGCATTCCCTGTTCAATAAGGATTAAAAATGTTACTTGCAAACATCAATCTTGTCGTCAAAGACAGCTCAGAATGGTTTCCGTTCCAAAACTTCGGTTCGACTGGGCCAACTCTTGAGTACGTCCGTGAATGTGGGTTCCACCCTATTTGCGTGTGGAAGCCCTATGATCATGCAACGGAGAAGTTGGTTCCTGCCGCTCCTCATTTGATTGACGGTCAGGTATACACCGTTGACGTTGCTCCGATGACGGAAGATGACCTAGCGCAGCGCAAAGCTACGCAGTGGCAAGTTATCCGAACACAGCGCAACCAGATGCTCAAAGACACTGATTGGACGCAGTTATTAGACTCACCTGTAGACAAGGCTGTATGGGCGACTTATCGCCAAGCGCTGCGAGACATTCCAACTCAAACAGACCCATTTGATATTCAATGGCCCGTGAGCGCGTGAATGAGCGTCGACCAGGCAACACTCGAACGGCTGCGCTCAACAGTCTGGCCCGCGCTCGAGCAAGCCTACGGTCTGCCGAAAGGGACGCTATACGCCGTCTCATGGTGGGAGACCCGGGGAACATGGTCAGACGCGCCTGGGGGATCGGGATCAAGGGGGATATTCCAGCTGACTCCGACAGCACTTGCCCAGGTCAAGATCGACACGGGAATGACCCACAATCCAGATAACGCCTACTCAGCGTCAGCGGGAGCAGCTGCACTGCTTTCGAGATACTTGCGCTTATTCGGTCAGCCTGCGCTTATGATTGCGGCTTATAACGCTGGAGAAGGTCGGATTAGGTCCTACGTTCGACAGGTTCAATCAAGTGGCAAGGGTGCGATGCCGTCGATCACGGTCGATTATGTGCAAAACGTCATGCCAGTAATCGCAGGAATGCAACCATGACAATCGAATTCAGTGCTCTGTTTCAGTTTCTAGGATGCGTGCTCGGGGGCCTGGGGGCTTATGTTGCCGTTCGCTCTGATCTCGCAGACCTTAAAGCTCGCATGGTTCTGGTGGAGAAGGCTGCTGATGCAGCTCACTCTCGCGTCGACCAGCTGCTGAGCAAATAAAAAAACCCCCGCATTGCGCGGGGGTTGAAGCAATCCTCACCGTGCCAGGAGGGATTGCACTAGGAGACAAACAGCCTCGAGGATTGTGTCATGCACAACTCGAGACGTCAACGCTCGATGTATTGACCCGCAACTTTGCAGGTGTGTGGTTCGGTGTGTCGTCGCAATCCAACGCACGCAGGGCATGGGTAACTACCTGCGTTTTTCTTTGATGGTGCAACCCATCCAAAACGTCGCCAGGTGCTTTGTACGTCGGCAGTTAGTGCTGATGTATTAGGGGCAGGTTTAGCTTGCATTGTAGGGGCTCCTATGCGTGATTTTGCGTGGGTGCGAGAGTCGATTGTGGGGGATGGGAGCAGGGGAATGCAAGCAGCAACGAAAACGCATTCGACGCAGCAAAAAACCACGCGCGCGCATATAACACAACTTGTTCGAAACGCCTAATGCAATTGTGACAAAAG